TCAGTGTGTACGACAACACTTTCAACACTGCAAGTGCGTTGTTGTACATAGACATAGGCAAGTCAGCTAGCTATTCAGGCACTGGCACATCATATACAGACTTATCTGGTAACGGCAATAATGGCACTAGCGCAGGTAGCCCTACTTACAGCAATCGTTATGGTGGGTATGTTAGCTTGGATGGTAGCGGTTCGCAATATATTGGTACAGCTACCGCCAAGTACAATCAAACTTACACAGGCAAGACCGTGTTTATGGTAGCAAGATTGACCAGTATCACTGCTGGTACTTATCGTTGTTTATTTGGTACAGCCGCAGGAACACGAAACTTTAACACCTATATATACAGCCCCAGTAGTGGCGTTTATCAAATACATTACAGCGCCAACGGAGTAGGTGGTGTTTCTAACAACATACCTCTTACACTAGGACAATGGTTTAGTGTTGCGGTTACTCATAGTTTAGATGGAACTGTATCATACTATTTTAACGGACAACCTGCGGGAACTAATACAGGTGTAACATTTAGCCAGTGGGCTAGCAATGGTAATGAAAACATCGGTGTTGGTGACAACTACTGGTATGGCGACATTGCTGTGTGTGCGGCCTACGGTCGTGCGCTCAGTGCCGATGAAATACAACAGGATCACAGTGCCATGGCTGTTAGAGGATATTTTGACATCCTCACTAGCAATCTTGCCATATGGATTGATGCCAACAATACGGCTAGCTATTCAGGTACCGGAGTTGCTATCACTGACTTGTCGGGCAACAGTCGTACACAAAATTTAAATGTAGCTTCACAATTTACCGCGTTAAATGGTGTAAATTGTTTTGACTGTAACAGTTATGCTATTGGTGCTCCAACAGTACCTGTATTACCTACTACAGGATTTACCTATATTATATGGGCTAGAATGAAATCCAGCAGTGCCGACTGGAGAACATTACTTAGATCCAGCCCAGACGACCATGCTATACTAATACAAGTGGGCACTGATAATCTAGGCATGTTTAATAATCCTACCAGTACTTTTTATCCTTCAGGATATACAGTAACCAGCCTAGCTAATAAATGGGCTCAATGGGCTGTCACAGGTGATAGCTCAGGGCAGACATTTTATATCAATGGACAACAAGTAGGAACTGTAACGGGGCAGACTGCAGCTGGTAACAGTCATTGGCTTGTAGGTGGCATTAACAGCACACAGAATTTTGGCTATGTGGCCAATATGCTCATGTATACTACCAAGCTGACCCAGACACAGATAGTACAGAATTATACAGCACTACGCAACAGATTCAATGTTTAAAAACGGGTAAATATACTAAAGAGAGCGCATAATGACAACACTACAAATAATTAACCTAGGCAGTTACCCAAACGATGGTACTGGAGACGACTTACGCACGGCATTTCTTAAAGTTAATGCTAACTTCCAAACATTATTTGCCGAGGGTGCTGTAACTAATGGTGCTAATCTTGGTAGTGGCGTAGCACTGTTTTCTGGAAAAAACACAAATACATCAAATTTAGAATTTAAAACCTTAGTTAGCGATGGTAGTGTTAACATTACCAATCAAGGTAATACATTGCTATTGTCAGCTGTAACAAATTTACAATCTCAAACTAATCCTGTGTTAGGTGGAGATTTAAATCTTAATGGACATATTATTTCTGGCGGTGATGTTCAAACTACAATGTTTAATTATGACATGCAAATAGATAATAATTTATTATCTGTAATGATAGAAGGTGATGGAAATTTAGATTTTGGAACATTAGTATACCCTACTGGATATCAACGATCCATTAAAGGATATTCTGTAGATTTTAACGGAACTAATATTAACGGGTTTGCAAATCCATTAAAAAATGATTATGATTTGGGATCACTAGACACACCAAATGATATAAAAGTTGGTAATCATTTTTTAACCCTAGGTGGCAATTTAACAACTACAGGCGGCAATATAAGTGTAACAGCATCAGGAGTTATTAATTTATCATTGGCAACTGGCGGAACTGTTGCTGTAAGAGAAGCAGGATTAAGTCAATTTACATCAAGTACTAGCGCACAACTTTCTAGTGTAATTTCCGATGACACTGGTACTGGTAGTTTAGTTTTTAATACTAATCCAATTTTTTCAGGAACTGTTAGCGCAACTAATATAAGTGCAGGTGGATACATTTATTGTACTGGAAATTTTGCAGTCAACGGAACACAATTTGAAGTGGATTCTGCAACCGGCAACACTGTAATAGGAGGATCATTAACTAGAAAAGGTCTTAATATAACTCCTGCAAATTTTGTTACAATTAGTAGTTCAGGTCTTGTTCGTTTAAGTTCTACAGTTAGTGAAAATATACTATTAGTATCTTCTTCTAGTTTAAATTCTATTTTAATATTACCACTAACTAGTACAGACGGCCAAATATGTAAATTTACGGTAACTACTAATTCCTTAACAGTATCTACAGCACCTTCAGGTACAAGTACAATAGTTGGCGGATTAACGTCTGTTTCTGTAACCAATCCAACTACTATAACATTTATATATAGTAACTTATACAATACTTGGTACAGACAATAATCTGGAGTTTAATTTATAATGCTAAACGTCTGGACACAATTATCAGGATATTCTCTAGGGTTCTTACGAGAACAAATTACAGTCAATATACCATTACCAGTTACAAACGACACAGGAGTATCATATCGAGTAATTTCAGGATCGCTACCTAGTGGATTAAGTATTTCTGGAAATCATATTACCGGAAGCCCGTATATTGTTTCTAATATAACTAGTTACGAATTCTGTATTAGAGCAAGTTTAAGATCAGACGTATCTGATAGAACTTTTACAATAACTATCGACGGTAATAATCCTCCAATATTTGTTACACCAGCAGGGTTGTTGCCTGTAGGTCCAAATCAACAATTATATACTACAGACCAAACATACTTAGAATATCAAATAGAAGTTAGTGATTTAAATGTAGTCACCGGAAAAACTTTAAATTTTTATATAGCATCGGGCGATGGAAGTTTACCTCCAGGTCTTGGTCTAAGTAGTTCAGGATTGATTAGTGGATATATTCTGCCTGCGCCGAAAATTAGCATAAGTGATGGAAGCGGAAGATATGATGATATCAGGTATGATTCAAGCGTATTTGATGTTGGAGCAGTATCCAATAACGGATTTGATAGTTATCAGTACGATGATGTGCAATTTGATTATTTTATTCCTACAACAGTTTCACAAACTTTAAGTTTAAATTATCAGTTTAAAATTACAGTTACAGACGGTGTCAATTATGCTCAAAGAGTTTTTAAAATATTTGTTGCAGGAACTGACGAATTTAGAGCTGATAGTACAACCTACGACGGGCTTGCTGATAATTTTTCAGCCGATAGTACTTATGTTAGAAAACCTCAATGGTTATCAGATAGTAATTTAGGTGTATTTAGATCAAATAATTATTTAACGGTACCAGTTGCGCTATACGATAATAATAATGTGGTATTTCGTATAGATCCAATAAATCACGATTGTTATGCAGTTGCTTATCAAATTTCTATGACTGATAACATACTAAACAGTGCAAGTATTACTGTTGATAACGCATCTGTAATGCCAATTGTAGGTCAATATTTTACACTTGATTTTTATGTAGACGGTGCTACTGATCAATTATATCAAATACTTCAAGTAACCCCGTTATCATCTACAAGATATAGATTATTATTATCATCAAAATTGGCAATTACAATACCAAACAATACAGCATTTTACATAGGAAGCCTTAGTCAATTACCTCCAGGTGTAAATTTTGATGGAGAAACTGGAGATTTATACGGCATAGTTCCTTATCAACCTGCAGTTTCTGAAAAATACACATTTACAATTACAGCAACTCGACCTGGAGATACCAATGAAGAGCTAGTGAGTTCTAGTAAAACATTTTATCTAATAATACTTGGCAGTGTGCATAGTGTTATTACATGGATAACACCAGAAAATCTAGGTGTTATCCCGGCAGATTATATATCCACATTAAGTGTTGTTGCTACAACTAGTATAGCTGATGCGGTGGTTACTTATCAATTAGTCGATGGTAGTCTGCCACCAGGCATAACACTAACAACAGACGGTGAGCTAACTGGAATTCCTAATCAATTTAATAATTCGTTAGTAGGAGTAGCAGGACTTATTAGTTTTGATAATTCTACAACCACATTTGATTCAGGTTTAACAACATTCGACCGCATATATACTTTTAGTATTCAAGCCGCTGATCAATACGGTTATAGTGCAATTACAAGAACTTTTTCAGTAACCATTAGCAGTCCAAATACTGTGATTTATAATAATATAACAGCAAGACCTTACTTAGTTCCTAAACAAAGAACTCTGTTTAGTAGTTTTATCAGTAATAGTAATATATTCACACCTGAAAGTATTTACAGACCTAACGATAGTAATTTTGGCATTCAAACCGATTTAACCATGTTAGTATATGCAGGAATAGAATCTGAGGCAGCAGCGGCTTATGTCGGTGCCATGGGGCTGAACATGAAACGTAAACGTTTTCAATTTGGCAATTTAAAAAAAGCTGTAGCTGTTGATCCGGCAACTAATTCCGCTGTGTACGAAGTAGTCTATATGCAAATGGTAGATCCACTCGAACCAAACGGTAAGCATTTACCGTTGTCTATAAAAACCAATACAAACGCATCTGAAAAAATAACAGTGGATCTTAGCAACTCAATTTGGACCAATAAACCTTCAGACTTGTATAGTATCTATCCAGATTTACAAAGACCCAATTATACTATTACAGTTGATAGTACAGGCTATGAAATTAATACATCTAATCCTGATACTGTTTTTCCTAACAGTATAACCAATTGGCAAACTAGAATCAGTCAAGTTGGTACAACTGAAAGAAATTACCTGCCGTTGTGGATGCGTACAATACAATCGGGACAAAAACAACAGTTAGGATATATTTTAGCTATTCCATTATGTTTTTGTAAAGTAGGAACAGCAGATACTATTTTACTAAACATAAAACATAATCCATTTGATTTTACTCAATTGGACTATACTATAGATAGATACACAATAACTTCCGCGGCAGGATATGCTAGCGATAAATATTTAATATTCAAAAATAATAGGATAACCGTATGACCAGTCAAATAAACTATTCAGCTATAAATGAGTCTTACCCAGTGCCGGGCCAAGATAACAATAGTCAAGGATTCAGAGATAATTTTGCAGCTATTTCAGCAGGACTTGCACAAGCTGCTACAGAAATTACAGCTCTGCAAACTAACGGTATTGATGTTACAAATACTAATGGAAATAATTTACAAGGTAATACACTGTATAACGGATTATACAAACAGTTTAACGGAGTATTTTATAGTGTACCGTCAGTTACTTCTAGTGGTATAACTGTATTTTTAAACAACGGTCCGGTACAACAATTTACACTTACCTCAAATGCCACTCTGACCATTGACTGGTCGGGTGTAGCACCTGGTACATACGCTGTAATTAGAATAATGTTAATCAGTGATCAAACTGGTTCATATACAGCTACACTAGCGGGCGGAGTAGGTGTAAGTAATTTCCATTTTAAATTAGCAACAGGTTGGACAAGCGGTCCTGCAACTGGCGGAAATTCAAGTGTGCCAACCGTAACACTATCCAATAATGGAAAATACGAAGTTATTGAAGCATGGTCAGTAGATGGTGGAAGTACTGTATTTTTAAAGAGTGTAGGCGAATACTAATGCATCCGTTGGCCGGTAATTTGTCAGAAATAAAAGATCAAGAATTAGAAACCAAGATTTTTGATCTTACCAAAAAATATTTTATGACCGTGAATCCCGAAGTACGACAACAAATGAGTATGTTGTTAGATTCGTACAATGAAGAACTCAAAAAAAGACGCAATGCCAATTTAGCAAAAATAATGGCAAATAAAGACCTTGACAAATTAGTAAAAGTCAGCTAAACTGTCTGCATGCGTCAAGACAAATTCGGTAATCCTATTTTTAATTCTCAAGATATATTTAAATTCCTGTATCAAGGAAAACTTACTAACCTCAAGGATCTCACTGTAGATTATACAGAAGATATTAGACAGTTAGAACAAACAGCCGGATTTACATTTCAAAGATTCAACGAACAGTTAGAATCAATTTCAATTGAAGATTTCGATAGTGCATTACAAACAGACTGGTTTATGCCCGAGGAATATAAAGATTTCGATGTAGCTAGTTGGTGTTTAGATCGGTGTACCACTGAAGAACAGGAAAAACGTGTTATAGCCGAAATCCAAGCATATGAAGAACGTGGTATGATTCCGCTACTTCAATGGACTAAACATTTTGTAGATACTTGTAACGAAAATGGTATTGTATGGGGTGTAGGTCGTGGATCAAGCGTAGCCAGTTTTGTACTGTATTTGTTAGGTGTACATCAAATTGATTCTGTCAAATATAATTTAGACTGGCAAGAATTCTTGAGATAAGTACATGTATAATTAAGGAGATCGAAATGCCAGCCAAAGAACAACAACGAACTGTATATAGAACATCGAGAGGTCGAGAAATCGACATGGGGAAACTGATACAAAAGAACGAACTGGTACAAGCTGTAGGCAATGCTAAGGTAAATGCTCGCGGTGACAAACTAGGTCCAGGTGGTGTAATTGTTAAACGTAGAGAAGAAATTGTCAACGAATCGTCAGGTATCCCTGGACAAATTAATACCAGCAGACCGCATGCAACAAAACCTGCTCCAAGTGTAGCTCAACCAGCACCTGTGATTATTCCAGAAACAGTTGTACCGGCAGCTAAATCAAAGAAAGATATCAATGATCAAGATCCTGAAGGGCTAGAAGAATGAGTAAGGTAACAGGCAAACTTATACCAATTCGTGATAATGTTTTAATCACAGATATGGATTTTGGTGAGCAGAAAACATCAAGCGGAATTGTCCTTCTTAGTGACGACGGCAAAAGCGAAGGTGTTAAAAGTCGTTGGGGTCGTGTTTGGGCCGTTGGGCCGCAGCAAAAAGATGTCAAAGTTGGAGAATGGATACTACTAGAACATGGTCGCTGGACTCGAGGTGTTACTGTAGTTGAAGAAGATGGTACTGAAATTACTATTCGTCGTGCTGATACAAAGGCCATTCTTATGGTCAGCGAAGAAAAACCCAATCAAATTATCTACGGAGCTCATAGTACAGTAACACACGCTACTGTAGACCCGAGCACATTTATGCAACCGTCATTTTAATATATTTTAATCTTTCGAGTAACAGGTTCCTTGACAGAACCTGTTTTCACCTGTATACTGTACAAAAGGAGAATCTTATGAGCACACATGAAGAAGCTGTAGCAGACATTAAGAAGGCAAAAAGCGTACTAGAAGCTGCACCCACTAGTAAAAAGTTTTTAACGCATACCAGTGTAAGTATGATTAAAAGTGGAGTTAGGATTGCTGCAGGGTTGGCACTTGCCGGTGGCGGCTGGTTAGAAATGAATCCGTATTTGCAAGCTGCGGGCGGGTTGTTAGTAGTGGCAGAAATTTTAGGCATTATTGAGGAATTAGTATGAAAGAATTGTGGGTAGAAAAATACCGTCCTTCCACTGTTGACGAATATGTTTTTAGAGATGGTCATCAAAAGTCTCAAATTCTAAAGTGGATTAAGGATAAAAGTATCCCACATTTGCTATTAAGCGGAAATGCTGGTATCGGTAAGACAACACTAGCAAAAGTCTTGTTTAATGAATTAGAAATTAATGACTTAGATGTTATGGAAATTAATGCGTCACGTGAAAACAGCGCAGAAACTATCCGAGATAAGATTACAAACTTTGTACAAATGATACCATTTGGTGATTTTAAAGTTGTATTGCTAGATGAGGCAGATTATCTTACACCCAATGCACAAGCTATTCTGCGTGGAGTCATGGAAACATATCATACTACTGCTCGTTTTATACTCACTTGTAACTATCCCAATCGTATTATTCCTGCATTACACAGTAGATGTCAAGGCTTTCATATTGAGCGTGTCGATATTACAGAGTTTACCGCTCGTGTTGCTACTATCTTACTAACAGAAAATGTTGAATTTGAAATCGATACATTAGATACGTATGTGAGATCGACATATCCGGACTTACGTAAATGTATCAATATGGTGCAAATGAACAGTAATGATGGTAAATTATCGAGTCCCAATTCTGGAGATACAGGCGAAGCAGATTATAAAATTCGAATGGTTGAATTGTTTAAGGCTGGCAAAATTTCCGAAGCACGTAAATTAGTTTGTAGCCAGGCTCGTCCAGAAGAAATGGAAGAAATTTATCGTTGGCTATATGATAATATCGAAATCTTCGGTGACAATGCAACCCAGGACAAAGCTATCCTAATTATCAAGCAAGGTCTAGTAGATCATGCACTAGTTATTGATCCTGAGATTAATCTTGCAGCAACATTAATTCGACTTAGCCATCTATGAAACAGCGATTAATAACCGCTTACATGAAAACTGCAGAAACATTTGCAGAGCTGAGTCACGCACGTAGACTACATGTTGGCGCTATTGTTGTTAAAGATGATCGTATTATCAGTATTGGTTATAATGGAATGCCTGCAGGTTGGGATAATAATTGCGAAGATGTGCTAGAAGATGATATGTTAAAAACAAAACCAGAGGTCTTACATGCAGAGCGGAATGCCCTAGACAAGTTAGCAAAGGGCAACGAAGGCGGACTAGGATCTACTATGTTTATTACCCATGCTCCTTGTTTAGAATGTGCTAAAAGCATTTACGGAGCAGGCATATCTCAAGTATTTTACAGAGATTCGTATCGTAGTGAAGATGGCATTCAGTTTCTTACAAAATGCAGTGTAACTGTTACACAAATAAAAAAGGACTCATAAAGAGTCCTTTTTCCAACGACTATCTAAAGTATTTCTACTTTATTCTCCATAAACCGCTAACACCTCCTTCACGGCATTATGGCGTTCGATGTCGCGAGCATCAAATTGAATAATATCAATGTGCTCTAAATATTCCTTTTGTTCAAGTAGTTTGCAAAAATCAATCAAACCGTTATCGCTCAATCGGTCTGCTTGTGCCAAATCTCCTGTCACTACCATCTTAGACCCTTCTCCTAAACGGGTCAGTAGCATTTTCATTTGATTAACTGTAGCATTTTGCATTTCATCTGCAACTATATATGCGTTTTTAAATGTTCTGCCTCTCATATAGGCAAGTGGACTTATTTCAATAACACCTTCCTCCAGCATTTTAGCTATGTCTTTCTTTTGGTAATATTCGCCCAAGACATCAAATATAGGTCTTGTCCATGGCGCCATTTTTTCATTTAAGTCACCTGGTAAAAATCCTAAATCCTCATCTACGGACACGGCGGGTCTTGTCACAACGATTTTGTCAACTAGACCTTCCTGAAACATCTTTATCCCGTACTGTACAGCCAACATGGTTTTACCCGTGCCAGCAGGGCCAATGGCAAGTACTATGCTAGTGGATTCTGCATACAGTTTGCTGAGATAAAGTTTCTGATTAGAATTTCGTGCATTGATTATTACACGATTTTTCTTTTGAGGAAGATATGGCTCAAAATCGATTATGTTAACTTCTGATGTAAAACGCTTTTTCACTCGTTGTTTACTCATTAAAGTTGCTCCTACTTTACTGTTAAAGTAGAACTTGTAGTGACCGCCCTTGATAACTACAGAGGTCCTACACTATTATTTAACGGATCTACAGAATAATAAACTAATACGTTATGATTTTGAACCAGCTAAATAAGTATAAGCAGACTAGGACATTAAATGTACCACGATATTTTAGATGTTATACGTAACATACAAGATTTATATGAAAACAACAGCAGTTTAGCTGTTTTAAAAGACTTTGAACGTGTTTTTGAAGAAACAGACATGTATGCCTACGAACACTGGGAAGATGGTGAATTAGCATACGGACCTAAAGTAGACCGTCATTGGATCACCGCAGGATTCATGTGGGACCGTGACAAGATGCCAAATCCTGTAGCAGCAAAAAGATTAACAGAATTAGGTTGTAAAGTTAAGTATCAAAAAAGTCACTTGCTAGAACCGCGTGAAATTCTTACACCCGAAGACATTCGTCCTAACAGCAAAAAAGGTAAACTCGATCGCAAACCTGTTTGGATTGTAGAAATACAAATGCCTAAAAAAGTAGCATTTGATATCTATAAAGGCTACATGGACAAAATGAAAAACGATTATAAAGATTCTAAACCTACAGAATCTACTGGAGCATCTGCTGCGGCTGCACCGCAAGCGCCTGCTGCGCCTGCTGCACCTGCTGCACCGGCTGCACCTAGCGGAGCACCAGCAGGAGGAGCTGTATGAGCTTAGTTGAAAGTTTAAGAGCTAAGGATCTTAGATACCTAGTTAAAAAAGTATTTGAGATTGACAGTTTTAAAAGCAAAGTAGGTCAAGACGAAGATATTGTTGTTTTAAGTTTTAGTGTAGATCAAGAAGATCCAGCTAAAGACTTAGAAAACTTTTTTGAAATGGGTTACAATTTTGTGCTAGACGCAGATTGCACTCCTGGAGAATTAGATGATGGTTCATATCGTGTGTATGTTGAATTAGAACGTAGCAGAAATTCAGCTGAGCAAGTTTTTGAACTAATAGAAGGTGTTAAAAAAATCACCGGTTTAGAAGACATGCGTTTTAGATACTTTAAAAGTTTTAAAAGCGAAGATGCTACTTTAGAAAACTTAATGGCTGCAATACCTAAAGATAAAGAAGCATATAACATTGCAACTCAGAAAAATAATTTAGACAATTTCAGTAATTTTTTCAGTAACAGCTATGCAGACACATTAAATGTTGTGGACGAAAGCATTAGTTTTAAAAGACCTTATAGTGGAACTGTAACATTTAATATTGTAAATAGCGGTAATAAAACTGATGTTTATGATAGTATACGTGGACCAATTGTATTAGAAGGCAAGGACATGGCCGAAGTCATGTTTTTAACTAAAGTTATTGGCAATTACAATATTACCAAAATAGGTAGTACATTTATATTTGAAAATAACGGCTGGGCCGTTGCACTAGAGAGGATACAATAATGGCAGATTTTACATTTAATTTTACACCAGATAAGCTAGCGTCTTGTCTACCAGGTAACCCATATATCGAACATTGGCACGAAGCATTGTGTAAGATCCTCCCTGACTACGACATCAGCACTCCACAACGTGTTGGTGCGTTTTTAGCACAAACAGCACACGAGTCTGGTGGGTATAAAGCTCTTAAAGAAAATTTAAACTATCGTGCAGAAACATTGTGTAAAGTATGGCCACATTACTTCCCTAATATGGATGTTGCCAACCAATATGCACATAACCAAGAAGCTATCGCTAACAGAGCATACGCTAACCGCATGGGCAACGGTCCAGAAGAATCAGGCGATGGCTTCCGTTACTGTGGTCGTGGACTTATTCAATTGACTGGTAAGGCAAACTATAGTGCATTTGCACAAAGCATTGATACACCAGTAGAAGAAATTCCAGAATTTCTTGGAACATTTGAAGGTGCTATTCAATCAGCTTGCTGGTTCTGGGAAACTAATAATCTAAATCAATACGCAGATAGCGGTGATATCCTAACTATGACTAAAAAGATTAATGGTGGCACACTAGGGCTTGCAGAACGTCAACAACACTATCAAAACTTCATGCAAGTGTTAGGTGCGTAATGTTTAGTTGGATAATAGAACTAATACTAGGTGGATTGCCTAGTTGGATATGGCCAGCAATTGCTGGTGGCGGGTTTGTTGTATATTCATTATCTGCCGTATTAGGAACTTTTCCAGCATTTAAACCCTATGCAATGTTTATCAAACCATTAGGTGCTGTAATATGTGTTGGTGGAATTTTTATGTTTGGTGGAGCTGGAGTTACAGCTATCTATCAAGCACAAGTAGAAGAAATGAAACACAAAGTTGAACTAGCGGAACAGGCTAGCAAAGGTGCTAACGATTTACTAGCTGAAAAAAGTAAAGCTAAGGCAAAAGTTGTACATGATGTAACTGTGGTATACAGGGACAGAATTAAAGAAGTAGAAAAACAAATCGATGCCGATTGTAAATTAGATTCTGAAGTTCCTAAAATTATCAACGATGCAGCACGTAATCCGTTAAAGGCGACTAAATGAAAAAATTAATCTCTTTAATACTTGCTACTACTCTAGTAGGATGTGCTAGTAATGCTCCTGTAAAAATGTCGTTTCCATCGGTTCCAGCAGATTTAACTACTGCTTGCCCTGATTTGAAACCTGTAGATCCGGCAACTGGAAAACTCAGCGAAGTAATAGATACTGTAGTAGTTAATTATGGAGAATATTATACTTGCAAAGATCGTGTAGATAATTGGATCGATTGGTATAATACCCAACAGAAGATATTTAACAACGTGAAATAAATACGTATATAACAGCCAAAAGGAGCGAACTAAATGGCAGACGAACAAGAAAAAGACAGCGGTGGCGGTGCAGAATGGATGCAAAAACTATGGCGTCCAGCAATGGGTTGGATGTATATGTTAATCTGTATGGCCGACATGATAGTATTTCCAGTATTGTGGGCGTTATGGCAAGGTATTAATCACGTGCCTATTACACAATGGAATCCCCTAACACTTCAAGGTGCAGGATTATTCCACATTGCTATGGGTGCAGTATTGGGTATTAGTGCATTTGGCCGTACACAAGAAAAACTAGCAGGTACAGCAGCTAATCCAACTTCTTCAAGTCAAACTATAACCAATAATCAAAATATGTCAGGAAATGTTGCTGGCGGTTTCGGTAGTGGTCAAGGCGGAATGGGTGGCGGTGGTTTCGGAGGAAGTTCAGGCGGGTTTGGCGCACCAGCAGGCGGTGGTTTCGGGGGAGCAAGTAATGGCGGATTCGGTTCATCAACAGGCGGGGCTCCAACATTTGGCGCACCTGCGGCAGGAGGATTCGGTTCCTCCAGCG